TATTGATAATAGAACTGAGACAGAACTAGACCTAAACTCGTATGGTACTGGTGAAGGGTACAAGGAATCCACTGTGTCTATTAAATTAATAGGATATTCCGGGTCATATTATCCTGCAATTGCTACAACCAGACAAACTCAAATAAGGATAACAACATATATACCAGAAGGCTCAATGATACTCTTAGACATATCTGACTATGTAGCATTGTTGCAAAGATCAATTCAATCTATGAAAAACGCTTTTTTTGAGCAAGTTGTTGACGCTGAGACAAAATGGGCTACGGCGGTACGAGACAAAGGATTGCTTCATAACAGCGCTTCTATGATAGTAACATTTTATGGCGATTTATATGGCCATTTTTATTCATTATCAGATGAGGTTAGAACACTTCCCGAAGCACACAACCATCCAATTGAAAATGTTGTGAATTTATATAATGTTTCAAGCCTGACCTTTGCAATCCCTTATAGGCTCGTAGCAATAACGGGATATGAAGTTTTTAAGGAGATATGGAAAAATTCAGAAACTCTTGACTCAAGTATATTTGAGGGAAAATTGAAAATGATAGAAGCCAGCGATTTGACAGCCGCTGAGTTAATCAATGTTGATGTTAATACCTTGCCAGAGGTTACTCTTCGAGAATTACAATCAGCAGTTTACGAAACAAGTTGTCAATTCGGTCAGCTATCTCGCACCACAGACCTTTTCGCAGGTGTTGAGCTAGGCCATTCTAGACTTCTCCCAGCCGAGACCCTTTACCCAGCGACAGACCTTTACCCCAGCGGAGCGAGGCTGAGCGGTAGCAAAGCTATGTACTCAAAGCTCTGGGCGGATGAAGGAAATATTCACAAGTGGCGGAACCTTATCATCACATATAAAGGCCTCGATGAGGAAGAGAACGAGAAGGAGTACACTTTGCAGAGGCAGGTCAACGCTGACGGCACCGATGATTACAACTGTTCAGACAATTGGCTGTTCAGAAACCTTGTATGGACAGCCGAGCAGATAGGTGAGTATGCAGATGCCATGGTTGCCAAGATGGCAGGAATTACTTGGTTTCCGTTTGAGATGTGGTGCGCAGGTCTGCCGTATCTTGAAACGGGTGACGAGATAGAAATTCCGCTCGGCGATCAAAAGTACGTTTCTTATGTATTGCAGAGACAGCTCAAGGGCATACAAAATTTGCAAGACACCTACATCAACGGCACTTTGGACATTTACTAATAGGAGGTAAGACAATGGCTTTACCTAAACTTTATGAGCAGATAGTTTGGCATAACAACACGACTCCTGCCATCAACGAGGACAATCTCAATTCGATGTCGCAGGCCATTGAGGACATTGACGACAGGGTTATAGAGATAGCCTCAACTGTCATGGAGGATGTGCCTGTCATTGAGGAGGCGCTAGAAGCACTTGACCCACCTATCCGAGTGGTTAAGGACTTTGCAGGAGTGCAGGCGCTGACAGATGCACTCGATAAAAATGCGGTAGATGTGAAAATCAAAATCACACCGAAACAGGACCTTCATGGGTACTCAAAGCCGTGGGCAGGGGGAGCGGGGAAAAACAAATTTCAAGTAACAGCGACAACTTCTACTGTGCAAGGGGTAACTCTTACAGTAAACAGTGATGGCACGATAAAATGCAGCAATAATACTGCTTCGGGACTCATTGCTAAAAGCCTTGGCTCATTCACAGGACTTGCAAGTGTAAAATTTGCAGGATGTCCGAGCGGTGGTAGTGGCACTACATACGTCCTACAACTTTATGATGTTACAAGCGGTACCTATGGACAGAGCGATTACGGAAGTGGAGGCTCGGCAACACTTGACGCAAGTCACACCTATCAGCTTCAGCTTGTTATTCGTAGTGGTGTCAATCCTAACGGCCTTGTCTTTAAGCCTATGGTCTGCCTTTCAACGGAATCCAATGTTGATTATGCCCACTTTGAGCCCTACACGAATATCTGCCCTATCTCAGGCTTCACCGAGGCGAAAGTGACGAGGACGGGCAAGAATCTCTTTGACGGAACCCTGACAAATGGACAGATAAACAACAGCGGAGCATATAGCTCAAGTAATACCCGTGTTTCCAACGCAGACGCAACCATCAGCAACCGCTTAAAGATTAAAGCAGGAAAGTACACCATCGGTGCTGAAAACCTCGACTACTGTACTCTACTGGTAAAAGATGCGTCAGGGGATATCCTTTACAATGATGCTAACGCTTGGCACTCTTTACCCTATACCTTTACCAATCCGAGCGAAGGCTACCTGTATTTTACATGCAGAAAGTCCGACAACAGCAACATCAGCACCACACAGAATATTCAAGTGCAGGAGGGAAGTACGGCAGTATTTGATGGCTACACCGCCACCACCTACACCATCTCCCTCGGCGATACTCGCTACCTTGCAGAGCTTGACGTTACTACGGGAGTGCTCACAGTAACAGGCGGCTATATTGCTTCTTATGCTGGCGAAACGCTTCCGGGTGCTTGGATAAGTGACCGAGATGCCTACACAGAGGGAGGCACTCCGACCACAGGGGCGCAAGTAGTTTATGAGCTTGCCACTCCCGTCACTGTTCAGCTCACAGCCACAGAGGTGGCCTTGCTTTACGCATACAATACCCTCTGGACCGACACAGGAGACTTGGCTCTCACTTATGACGCTTCGGGAGTCCTTCGGATTGCCAACAGCAAGTTAGATATAGACACCTTTAAAAGCATAGTCGCTTCTTCCTCCGACTTCGCAGACTTCAAGTCCAAGGTTGCAGCGCTATAAATAAACCCACACACATGGGCACCTGCCTCTCACAGGGTGGGTGCTCTCTAAAGAGGAGGCAGGAGATGAGCTTTTCACCATGGGAAATAATGGCCTTTATAGTGGGGGCCTGCGGTTTCGTGCTGACAGTGTTAAACATCTATGATAAGCAGAATGCCCTGCGGAAGAACGCGGCGGAGCCGTTTAACACTCTCAAGAGCAGGGTAGACGGACACGATGTGGAGATAAACGACATAAAGATGGCACTTAAGCAGGGAAATGACCGCTTTCGAGAGCAGGACGATACCAACGAGGTGCTCATCCACTCAGTGCTGGCCCTGATAGAGTTTGAGATCCAATACTGCCTCACCGAGCATAAGGATATGTCCAAGGATCTGGAGAGAGCTAAGGATGACCTCCACGCTTATTTATCGAGGAAGTGATATGTGCCGTAAAAAGCAGACAGGCATCGACAGATGCCGGGTACAAAAGAAACCTAAAAAGATAGACCGCATCGTTAAGGGAGTGTGCATATATTGGATAGTGTTCGTCTCCCTCGGCTGGATTACTTTCTGGGTAAAGGACTCGGTCCCGGACACTCTTATCCAGTACGGTCTCGGAGGCGGTGCGGTGGAGCTTCTCGTCACGGGAGCTATTGAGATATTCCGAGACAAGCTAAACAAGGAGGATAAATCATGAACGACCTGACATTTAACATCCTAAAGATTGCCGTAACTTTGTCCACCATTTTTATATCTGCCTACCTTATTCCGCTCCTGAAGGAGAAGCTCAACGATAGCAAGTACAACCGACTCTTGGAAATGGTAGAAATAGCCGTCCGTGCAGCAGAGCAAACGATTCACTCTGAAGGCTCCATCAAAAAAGACCAGGTTACGCAGTTTGTTACTGAATGGATGCTCGACCACGGCATTGCAATTACTCAGGATCAGCTGGACCAGCTCATTGAGTGCGCAGTGTATAACCTGAAACAGGAGGCTAAGTGATGGCAAGTGCAACGCAGATAGCAACTTTCATTGAACAGATAGCTCCCTGTGCTCAGGAGGCTTATAAGATTCTTGGTAAGGTGAAGCCGTCCGTATGTATAGGCATGGCCTGTGTTGAATGTGGATATGGCACCGCAGGAAGCACAAAATATCATTCTTATCTAGGTCATAAAGTAGGAACGGGCAAGACAGCTTTGAAATATTGGCCCGGAACGTTTAAGAACTGGAAAACGCAGGAAGAGTATAAAATCGGAGAACACACCACCATCGTGGATGCCTTCAGGACTTACGAGAGTATGCAGCAGTGTGTCCTCAACTTCTATGAGCTTCTAAACACGGGATTATATTCAAGGGTGAAGGCCGAGGCCGATTATGTTACCCAGATGAAGCAGATCAAGGCCTGTGGCTACATGACAAGCTCAAAAGAAGTCAACACAGTTTTGTCTATCATTGAGAAGTACAATCTAACCAAGTTTGATTTCAACTCTGGCACTCCAAACTACCCCGTACCTTCCCGGATCTTGAAAAAGGGCACCAAGGGCGAGGATGTGAAGTGGTTGCAGAAGAGGCTCCTAGATCGTGGCTACCCTGTCGGAAACATTGACGGGATATACGGAGCGAAAACGGAACAGTGTGTTAAGCAGTTCCAGACGGACAAATTTGTCGATGGCATCTGCGGAAAGCTGACGATTGAGAAGCTATCGAAATAAAATTCGTGTGACATTTCGTGTGACATTTTTGTATTTGATAATGCTTTTTTAGTGTTAAAAAATGATTTTTAGTGTTAGATATTAACACGGACAAAGCCAGTAGTTAAGCGACTTCGGAGCGATTTCCGCATAATTGCTGGCTAGAATAGAAAATCGGTCTAAACGGGTTCGATTCCCGTATCCTGCTTACCCTCAAGCCACATGGTTTGGGGGTTTCTTATTTTTCGTGTGACAAATCGTGTGACAAAAATAAAATGAATTAACCCCCACCAGGTCGGCGGGGGCTTTTTTTATGCTTGTTTCTCTTTGAAATTTTCCTCGATGTATCTGTTCGCAATCTGGGTGTACTTCTTCCGGGTAGAGGTGAGGGTGTTGTCGTAAACTCTCTCAAGAACCACCGAGCCGGATTCCCAACGGCCCACTTCCTCGATGTACTTCCGAGGTATGCCTAGGTCACTTCTGAAACTTGCTGCGAAGTGCCTGAGTGAGTGGAAGTTGAACGGAAAGCTGAGGCGCTTCTTAAGAATGTCGTATCTGTGGGAGATCATGTTCGGATTCATGTCGAACACGTAGGCCTCAGGATCGGGAGCGCAGGGGAGCAGGTCGATGATGAATTTAGGCAGTTGGACAACTCCTGCGAGTGCGTTCTTGGGGAAGGGCTTATACACCCACTTGTTATCATCGAGAACCATGTCAGCGTGGACGTGCACTGTGCACATATCCCGGCTGATGTCCTTCTGCTTAAGGGCTGCTATCTCACCACGGCGAAGAGCGCCAAAGGCGGCAAGGTAAAGGATGGGCTTAAGCTCCTCCGGCGCATTGTTGAGGAGCATCTTAACATCTTCCGTGTCGGGGGCTTTTATCTCCTTGGAGGGGCTGTTGGGATATCTGATCCGAAACTTCTTATCACATTCCACGTAATCAAGAGCGGAGAGCAAAAAACTGATTCTGTTACGGCAGGTCTTGGCCTTCACAGATATGCTCCATGCGTTCACCAGCGCCTGTATTTCAGCCGTTTTTATCTCATCCACACAAATATCCATGACGGACTCAAAAAGCGGAACAAGGCGCCTGTAATTCGTTATGGTAGAGGGTGAGAGAACCTTGGAGCGGTCTTGTATATACTGCTCCAGAGCATCACGGACTTTTATGCCGTAAACCTCGGAATCCTCCGCCGATAATCTCCACTGCCGGGCAAGCATCTCGGACTGATCCTTGGCTTTGCGTGCATTGCCTTTGCAGTCCTTGGGATGTACCGTGAAGGACTTGCAGACGACTTTGCCGTTGATGGTCTTTTTTACTTGTGTTCGGTATGCTCCACTTGGGAGCAACTTTGCGGTTGCCATGATATTACCTTTCTATTCTTAAAGCTATTTCCGGATAGTCCATATTTCTCTTGGTGAGTGTTGCCGAGAGTTTAGCATCCTGGAACTGTGATCGGATTGTCTTGCTGACCTCACTTGGCAGAGCTCCAATGTCCATTCCGGTGTGTGGATCCACTACCATGTAAAATGGTGATCCTTCATAGAATCCAATCTCTAAGTTGAGAGGATCCCCAACGGATAGGCCTTGGATGATCTCAACACGTTTCCGTGATGGATCTTTTTTACACTCCGCAAATGCTCCCATGACCTGCTCCGTGGAGTTTAGTACATTGGGAACTGTATTGATTTTCATCATTGCGCGGATAGCCTGGTAAATATCAACAAGCCAACCAATGCCAAATAATCCAAAGGTCAGCAGGTACAAGATTCCAAGAACTGTTTGTTTCTTATAGAATCTGTAACCTCCGGCCCATCCTAAGAATATTGCTAATAATAAACCTGTCATGTCCATTCCTCCTTATTCAGTGAATATGCTTTCCATCTCTTTGTACTCGTTCCAGCGCTCCCTTACCTTCAGGATCGTGAGCACTTTGTTTTTTTCCTCCTGAGAAGCGTGTTCGTAGCAGTAGCGGATAAATTTCCACTTGGTAGCTGCTTCCTCTTCGGAAGTATCAAAGTCGGTAAAGGCTTTCTTACGATTGATAACAACGTCTTGGTCTATCTGTCCAACGAGGGCATCAGTGTCAACACCTATGGCAGTAGCGATTTTATCTATTGTTTCAAGGCTTGGGTTAACAGGATTGCCTCTTGGGTCCTTGTTATTTTCCAACATAGATATGTAAGACCTAGAGAGACCGCACATCTTACCGAACTCCTCTAAATTAAGGTCATTAAGCTTCCTAAACTCTTTAATCACGTCACCAATGGTCATTTTTTGTCCCCTCCAATACTGACAAATATATTTTACAGCCTAGGTAGAACAAATACAACACAAAAAGAAAAATATATTGACACGTTCAACATGTTGGTGTATGTTGGAATTAGTTCCAACAACATATAGAGGAGGTGAGAATATTGGAATACAAGATTAAGGAACTCAGAGAGAAAAAACGGATGTCGCAGGCTGAACTTTCCCAGCTTTCAGGTGTATCAAGGGCTACAATCATCAGGATCGAGAGCGCTGACAATGTTGTTATCAACACACAGACTCTTGAACGTCTGGCAAAGGCTTTGAATGTCTCAATTAAGACCCTTTTTTTGTCTTAAAAATCCAACATGTTGACATGGTTGTTGGAAGAGGTAAGCCTTATGAATACAGATTTATTCAGAGCGACATGCAAGAAGTACATGGAACTGCGGCACATCACGAACCGGGAACAGCTAAGGTTGCACACAGCAGTCGGAAGCTCCACCACTTTCAGGAAGTATTGGAACGACCCGGAGCTCATTCCCTTGGGGGTATTCCTCCAGATCATGAAGTGTCTAAACGTTCCGCAGGAGGAACAATTTGAAATTCTTAAATGAGGGGAGGCTACATGAAAAGAGTTATAGCGGGGATCCTACTAGGGTTATGTGTTCTTACATGCCCTATCCAAGCGGACGCTCATGAACGTCAATGTCCGCAAACAATCGAAGTAACTTATGAAGAAGCACAGGAGTTGATGCAGATAGCATCTGCGGAAGCTCTGAACCAGGGCGAGGACGGAATGCTCTTGGTGATGAGCGTGGTGATGAACAGGGTCAAAAGTCCCGATTATCCCGATACCATTCACGAGGTAATTCACCAGCCTCATCAGTTCTACACAGCCGGGATGAAATCGGCAGAGCTGACTCCTGAGGTTCACATGGCACTCGCAAGGCTTGAGATGGGATGCCTTTATCCCGAAATCATAGCCTTTGAGAAGAGCAACAACAACTCGTTGGACGTGTATTTCACGGAGGCCTTTGACCACAAGGACCACACGTTCTATACCGCAAAACATTAAAAAAAGAGCCATGTTCACGGCATGACTCTTGATAGGGGGAATTAGTTCCAGCGTCAACTTTTGGGCCTATTTCCACCCTCAATAATATCATTTTTAAGGAGGGAAAACAAATGTATTCACCAGAAAACGTAAAAGAAATCAGAGGAACGGCAGCGTTTGAGCTGATGAGGCACATGATGCTTCAGGCCATTGCAGAGAACGCAGAGCGTCAGTATAGCTCGGAGCCAAAAATCACAGTTGAGGAGCTCAACAAGGTCCTGCTAGTTGCCGGGATCGAGATGGTGACTCCCAGCGAAGTGCTTCATGACCTTGATGTTATCAACATCGGAGAGGAAGATTGATGACAGAACTGGACTATAACATTATAGCCACCGGATCCACAGGAAACGCAGTGAGGATTGAAAACATGATGTTTGATTGTGGCATACCTTACAAGGATATGAAGGAAGAGCTGTACAAAGTAGACTCGTTGTTCATCACTCATTCCCACTCCGATCATGTAAAGCCTGCCACACTCGCAGCAATCCACAAGGATTTCCCACGAATAAAAGTTTATGCCAACGCCAACGTTGCATATCAGTACGACGTTGATGTGGTGGTCGGAACAGCCAAGATCAAGCTCAAGAAAAACCGAGTCGTGATTCCCTTTGATGGCGTTCATGACGTGCCTGTCACTGGGTACATCATCCAGATGAAGGGAATGAACATCTTATACATGACAGACACTTCCATCATCAAAATGCCTGAAGATCTTCCGCTTGATTATGTATTCCTGGAGAGTAACTACGACGAAACAAAGCTCCGGACAATGGCGAAGCAATACCGACGCCGTGGCTATAACCCTTTAGAGTCCAGTCTCAGACATCTGTCCACACAAAAGTGCAAGGAGTTCTACTTCGTGCATAGACGAAACAAGGACAGCAAGCTCATTGAGCTGCACATGAGCCACAGATTCTATTGATAGGAGGAAACACTATGCAATTTGAAATATGGGACCAGTCAAAGCCTGATGTGTCTTTTACACCTGCGTCCGTAACGTTTCCGGCGTTTGAGTTCTACCGTGTTCAGGCCCAGCGCATAGCTGATGAGATTCTGAACACCGAAGTGACAGAAGAGAACGTCGCAGACGTGAAGAAGCTTCTCGCAGATGCCAGGAAGGTGACGGACGGACTCAACAAGAGACGTATTGAGATTAAGAAGGAAATTCTCAAAGATTTTAATGATTTTGAGGATCAGGTCAAAACACTGGCGTTGATTATATCAGACGCAGACAACGAGGTCCGGACAATGGTCCGGCAGTTAGACGAGGAAGAGCGGAACAAGAAGGAAGAGGTCATCCGTGAATTATGGCAAAAGAGGGTGACAGGGTACCAGATCGGAGACCTGGCACCGGATGCTTTCAACGCATGGCTCACACCTCAGATGCTAAATAAATCCACATCCATGAAAGCGGTCGAGACAGATATGGTGGAATGGTTGGAGGCTTCCGAAAAGGCAATCGACACACTGAAGAGCATGGATGACGAATATCTTGTCGAATATCTGGGATGTTTTGATTTTACGTCAGCTGTCGCAACAGTAAACAACAGAAACGAGATGAGAGCAAGGATCACTAACACAAAAGATGAAGACACCGAAGAGAAGGCCCTTTTTGTGGTCTACGGTAAAAAGGACATCAAACTAACAGAGTCATTATTAAACGAGAACGAAATCGAATATCAGAGACAGTGAGGAGGACACTATGGAATTAAGAAAAAACTTAGAGTTGGTTGACGTGGAGTACGACGGCAAGAAGGCCGTCATGACATTCCTGGACAAGGAGCGCAGCGAAGTAAGGATCGTTAATTTCAACAAACAGTCGTACGACGAATCATCAAGCAAGTTTGTGGACGACCCGGAGAAGGAGGCCAAGGTCGAGGAGTGGTGCAAGACCTATTTCGACACCACATTTGACAAGCTTGAGAGCAAGATCGGAACACAGCACGACGTTTATGTTTACGACAGATTCAACTCTCTGTGGGAGTGCCAGCAGATTGTGAAGTTCAAGGCCGAACAGCTGGGCGAAATCTATCAGACATCCATCAAAGAGATTGTTCAGGACAATTTCAGCATCCGCATCCGTTATGACATCGACGGCGACATCTATGAGTCAAAAATGACTTACGGAGAGTATGTCGAAGCAATGAAGCAGTGGTTTGTGGATCCGCAGAAGAAGGCCACGGTCCTGGAGAAGTTCAAGAAGAAATTCGGGGTACCTGTCGAGAAGAAAGATGAGCTTATTGGCATGGACCTCATCGTCGAGGTTAAGTGCGCATTTAAAAAGTATTACTACGGAGACATTAAACCTTTCCCGACAAAGAAATGAGGTAGCCAATGACTGACTTGTTATTCTACGATATCGAAGTTTTTAAATATGATTCCCTCGTGGTTTTCAAAGATATCAATAACAACGTTGTCGCAAAGTTCTGGAACAGCAAAGACACCGACTTCGCACATGATAACGGCTTCCAGGCTGTTCCGGGACTTATCCGGGACAAGACCCTCGTGGGATATAACAATTTCAACTACGACGACTACATTCTCACGAACATGATAAAGGGTTTACCGCAACCATTTATCAAGAAGTTGAATGACAGAATCATCTCCGGCCTCGGATCCAATGTTCCCGTCAGTAGTTTAATTCATTCAATAGACACGATGCAACAGATAGACAACAGCTTCCCATCTCTGAAACAGATTGAGGGAAACATGGGGAGATCAATCATCGAGTCTGAGATTGACTTCAACATTGATCGGGAACTGACAGAGGAAGAGAAGAAGATTGTTGAGAGGTACTGTGAGTATGATGTTGAGTCCACAATCAGAATCTATGAACTGAGGAAGAAACCATACTTTGACACCAAGGCATCATTGATTGAGATGCTTCCTGAACAGATACGAGAAAACGCCGCAAGGTGGAACACAACAACGATATCTGCCACAATTCTGACAGATGGCCACAACCTGCCAGAGTGGGACTCTCAGAAGGTCCCTGCTGAATTATGGAGGAACGTTCCAGGCATACCTGATGACGTGTGGCAGATGTGGGAAGACATGACGGCCTCAAAAGTCGCAGTAACCGGAAAAGGAAAGTCTAAGACAATCAAGACGTTAGGATGTAGCATCGTTTTTGGTCTCGGAGGACTCCATGGAGCACCGACAAAAGGTCGGGTGTATGAGAACGTGGATCTTGATGACGTTGGTTCCATGTACCCGTCAGCAATAAACATGTTGAACGGTCTCGGAGATGCCACTGAGTTATATGACAGCTTACGTCAGGAACGTCTCAGGATCAAACACACTGACCCTGTGAGAGCTTCTGCACTGAAGTTGGTTCTCAACTCGGTTTATGGAAACTTTAAGAACCAGTATTCAAAGTTATTCAACCCGATGGCCTCTGCCACAGTCTGCATCTTTGGTCAGATAGCGATCTTTACACTGGCCCGGATGCTATACGAGGCAGGCTTTGAGGTAATCAACATAAACACAGACGGCGTGGCCTTCGTTTCAATACCGGAGAAGGCGGAAGAGCACGACAGAATCAAAACGGCATGGGAAGAACAGTTCAAGGGCTTCGTACTGGAGACTGACCACTTCGACAAGTGGATCCAGAAGGACGTCAACAACTATATCGCCACACAAGGCGAACACATAAAGGTCAAAGGCGGAGACGTAAACAAGTACGACACGAACAAATGGTTCTCAAATAATAATTGCCGGATTGTTCAGATAGCACTTGTTGAGAAGCTGGTTCACGGCACTCCGATTTATAAGACTTTGACCGATAACCGAGACAATCCGCTCTTGTGGCAGTACGTTCTCAAAGCTGGACCCACATACGACGGAACTGTCACAAAGAACTACGAGAAGATGCAAAACGTAAACCGCATTTTTGCAGCATCCGAAGAGTATGCTGCTTCTCACCCGGACAAGATCACAACTCTTTACAAACTCAGGAAGGACGGTGGCATTGTGAACTATCCAGATGTCCCTGAAAGGATGTTCCTGTGGAATGGGGATCTTGAAGATCTTCCGAACGTTTCAGAGTTCTTTGATTTTGACCATTATATGCAAATAGTAAAGAAGAAATTGGAGGGGTGGCCCGATGTTTGTTGAGTATAAACCAGGGGAAAAACACGCACCGACAGGGGCGGATCTTGCTGAGACTCCGGACAGCTTCAAGGATGCGGGATTGCTTCTCAATGAGGATGAGGTGGTGGTCGACATTGACCACCTGCCGAAACCCTCAATCAAGGCCATGCTTAAAGAGTTCAACATCAAGACTCAGGTAGTATGGACCGACAGAGGGGCACACTTGTATTTTAAGAAGCCCGCCTGGTTCTCAAGGAGAAAAGATGGTATCTGCCGACTGGGTTTTGAGATTGAACAGCACACCAAAAGCTCAAGGCCAAACGGAATGACCATCAAAAGGAACGGAAAGCTCAGGACCATTGATAATAGTGGCGCTCGGCAGTATATGCCCGACATTTTTACAGTGGCAACAAAGAAACACTCCTATCTTGATCTGAACGGTCTTCAGGATGGAGACGGAAGAAACAAAGGACTTTTTCAACAGAGGAAGGCTCTCAATAATTGCAACGACTGGGAGAAGATATTGAGGTTTATCAATTACCACGTTTTTGCGGAGCCCATGTCTGACGAGGAATACAACGGGATTGTTCGTGACATGGAGATTGAGTCAGATGTCGATGATAAATACTTCGTGGCCCAGCAGATCATGACCGAGACAAAGACCGTTGTCTACTCCGGCAATGTCTGGTGGTGGCATAACGGACGATATGTTCGGGATGAGAACAACATGGAATTAATAAGGAAGGTTTATCAGAGATGTGAGGGAAAAGACACAAGGTTCGTTGACGAGATCATCAAACAAATTAAGTATCGCTCACCTTACGTCAAAGCGGACGCAATCTTCCCTATAAGATTCAGGAACGGATTCCTGATGAACGGAGAGTTTGTTCCTTCAAAAGAGTTTACAGAGTTTACTCCGTTTTATATCGACATCGACTACAAGGAAAACGCGACTCCGGTGAAGATTGTGGACGACTACATCAACGCCCTGACTTCTGGAGACGAGAACTACAAAAAGCTTCTCATGGAAGTCATCGGTTATGTGATGATAACGGACCCGGAGAGGATAAGATCACTCGGAAAGTTCTTCATGTTTAGAGGAGACGGAGCCAACGGAAAAGGAACGCTGCTTCAAATCATGGAAAGAATCTACAACTCCGAAAACTGCACGAACTTATCAATCAAGCAGCTGACAGATGACAGATTCAGAGTCACCATGATCGGCAAGCTGGCAAACCTCGGAGACGATATCGAACCTGAGGCCATAAACAACGACCAGCTGAAGATCCTGAAGAACATCTCCACGGCTGACACAGTCAGCACAAGGAAGTTGTATTCACAGGCAGAGTCAGCGACCTTCACGCTCAAATTGTATTTCACAACAAACAGCGACATCAGGTCTTTTGAAAAAGGATATGCATTTAAAAGACGAATTGTATGGCTGCCGATGTTCAACAAGGTCTCAAAGCCGGACCCGAACTTCATAACAAAGATCACGACAAAGGCTTGTCTTGAGTATTGGATATCTTTAATCGTGGAAGGCTACAAAAGACTTTACAACAACCAGGCGTGGACAGAGTCGCAGATCGTGACCGACTACAACGAACAGTATCACGAGAACAACAATGTTTCAATGCAGTTTGCAAAGGAACTGGATCCGGACGATGACATCATCGGTAAGACAATCAAAGACCTGAATCAGGAGTTTTATGAATGGTCCACCGACGACAGGAAGTTCAGCTCTAAGTTGTTCAAGGAAGCTGTGTGGGATCTGTACCATATCGGGGTCGGAAGTAAGAAGGTGAACGGTAAAAGCTCATGGGTTTTTATGAGGCAGGACGACACAAAACAACAGCTCAAACATTAAAAGTCTCATAAAAGTCTCATAAAAGTCTCACACTTTTTGAGACCAAAATGAGACCAAGAATCCCTTATTTTAGGGCTTTATTATCTTTTTTCTCTAAGTTAGAGAAAATTATAATAAAAAAATTAATATAAAAAAACCGTTCTTTATTCTTCGTAACAGTAAAATGCGTAAAAGATTTCAAAAATTTTTATGAGACCTGAGACTTTTGTCATTAAACCGCACGGTTGAGGGATTCTCGGTCTCATAAAGTCTCATAAAGTCTCATAGTTTTGAGACACAAGGAATACCTATGGACAACTACCAATATTTAACGACAGTCGGAGACCTTAGAGAAATGGGCCATGTGCTGTGCGATCTGCAAAAGGATTGCCGATTCTGCCCAGTGAATGATAAATGTGAGCCTATGTGTAACGGGTTTATTGAGTGGCTGAAGGAGGACGCAAAATGCGGAAAATCTATGAAACAATCGGACTGATTACAAATGTAAAAAAGGGAACTGTTTATCCTGACCTGCCTTTTATCGTCCATGTAACCAAAGATTCAAGAGGGTGCACTGTTTCAATCGCTAACGAATTGCTAGATATTCAGTACACCATCCCTTTTGACCAGATGCTAAAAGACCTTTTGGAGGATGAGAAAAATGAGAAAAACTAATAAATCAGATATGACTATAACGGAACAGCTTCACAGCCTCAGAGAGTACACCTGTGACACCCTGTGCAAGTATCGTGAAGCGTTGGAAAGTGGCGAGCTGTCTTATCCGGAGACGACTACCGCTCAGGACTTTTTTGAGGAGCACTACTGCGAGAAGTGCAGGATGAGGGAGGTTTAATATGGAGCACATTGTAAACAACGTAGAACAGTACGCTAATGGATTGGTAGAGAGGCTTATCAGCTTAAAGGATTCCAACAGAAGCAATCTGACCAGGAACGAAATTGACACCATCAATGACGCGGCGAACCTCATTTACCACAACAGGAAGGAACTGAAGGAGATATGAAAACCAAGTACGGGACCTATTACAAGTGCGCTACGGGGAGTATTACAGGCACCTACATCATGGTATGGCGGTGGACAGTGCCTGTGTGGCCTGACAATGATGGGAGATTGTAGACTTACGACCCTGATACGGGGGAAACGGTTTATGTGGAGGGATAAATATGGCAGCAAAAATAAATGGCCATTGGAGTGAGGACTACCTCAATAGAAAATGTTTGATACTTGAAAAGAAAAAAGGACATATAAATCAGCGTGAAGTCTATGAATGGATGTCTGAACATAAAATGCAAGGATGCTCTTATGTACATATGGCTGATTGCCCTCTGGATGTAATTCCAACAGAGCTTTATGAGGAAGGTGATACATGGGTGCTATATGAGGCGGAGTATATTCTCCCAGAGCTTATCCAAAAAGCTAGTGATGAGACAGGCTATACATACAAGCTGATTAAGGAGTAAAAATGCTAGTTAAAGAGTTAATCGAACTAAACGCAATGATAACCGACCTAGAAATAACAGTCAGGAAGGACGGCAACCTCTTACTTGACCAGCTAAATATCGGGCCAAGTGAGGGAGTTAAGCCACTTTATCCCACAAGGGTGCCAAAAGATGCAAGGTACGCAGAAAACCTCTGCCGAACTGACGAGAAAATGTTTAAGGACGCGGCCTATATCCCGAAGTCAATCAACGCATGGGATGACGGCAAGGACTACTACCAGCTACTCACAAACAGAGTTCCTGCCAAATGGCTAAATCTGGAAGTCCACAGCTTTGAAGTCTGGCCTGCTTCTTCTATCGGCACCACAAGTCAGAGACGCAGACTGACACATTTTCATGGTCAGCTTATGAAGGTGGTCGCACTTCCAAGCGGTGAGAAGCTGGAAATAAAAGAACCTGAAAAGACGGAGGCCGAGCTTCCCGGGCAAATGAACATTGTAGATTTTTTGGAGGCTTCAGAATGAGGTACTGGGTTGATGTATCTGTAGACATTCACTACCCACAGCATATTTTTGAAATCGAGTGCGACTGCTGCGGAAAACACTTTAATGATGAGCATGACGTGTGGCAGGTCGGCGACAAGGACTACTGCTGGGAGTGCTGGGACAGGATGGAGGAAGAAAAAGATGGGAATGAATAGAGAACAAGCAATCAATTATTTGATTAATAGCGGATTTTCAGAAGAACAGATAAACGAGATAGCCAAGGCACTAGAGCCAACCACTAAGAATGATTTAGGAGTTGATGCAGTAAGCAGAGCAGAAGCACAAACAAAAATAGAAATAATGCACAAGTATCAACAGTTAGAGGATTTTGCTAAATGGGTTGCTGTAGAAGTGATTGATGAAGAACTATGGACATACAACCATTTATCTTTTGCTGAGATAGCTTGTCGTAAACTTGTAAAACTTGGAATAATGCAAGAGAGTGATGGTGAATACACGTATGAGGTGGTAGAAGATGGGAATGACAAACGGCGAGAAATTTAAAGAGGTATTTGGAATATCACAAGTAGACGAGGGTGAGTTGTATGCTTTTGCATGGCTACCTAATCATGATGTGCCAGCAGAGTTCATCATTGATTGGTGGAACGCAGAATATAAAGCCAAAGGCGTTCTTTCCAAATTCAATAAAATCACCAAGACCATAACACCACAAGAGCCAAAGACAGGGCATTATGAAAAGCATATAGACCACACGGATTGTATTTGGTACGGAAGTGATAGTGGTTGTCCTGTTACTTGTTCACAATATCGTGACGGTTGGAACGATGCTATGGATTATATCTTTAAGAATGGCAAAGGTTATCAACCATACAGACATGATGGTTGAGCCACAGGAAAGTGAGGATAAGGAATGAGAACAATAGATGCTGATGCGTTGAAAAAAGATTTGACACGATTTTATGATAACGAAGTTACCGCAAGGCAGTTGATTGATGAACAACCCACAATTAAGCAAGAGCCAAAGACGGGGCATTGGATAAGGATAAGTCCGGCAGGGGTATACGAATGTTCAGAGTGTGGTCATAACGTAATGACAAGCGATATATGCGCTTATAAGTTTTGCCATGGATGCGGTGCAAAGATGGTTGAGCCACAGGAAAGTGAGGAAGTATGACAAGAGAAGAAATCAAAAAAGCTATGCGTGACACTAAGAGAGAAATCGTTATTAAAAACCTGCATAAATTACTTTCGTTAGTTGAAGGTCATCCCGAATATGAAGATTGTATCAGTTATGTGATAGCGGAATCAGAACAAGAGCCGTGTGATGATGCTATAAGCAGACAGGCAGTGCTTGATTTAATCAATGCGGATTGGAAGTATGAAAATCTTGAAATAGAGATAGATAATTTGCCCTCAGTAACACCACAATCAAAAACAGGGCATTGGATTGAAAAAGGAAAAACTGATATTGCGTATGATATGTGCGGCTATAAATCATGGGCTACAAAATATATGTGTAATCATTGCGGCTTTATACATACAGCAATAGAAAATCATGGAGTTTATAGCTATTGCCCAAACTGTGGAGCAGATATGAGAGAGGTGGAAGTATGACAAGAGAAGAAGCAATAAAAATTTTAAAAAGTAAGATGGATGGACATACTGACACATCCTATGAGTGGGCAGAAACAGTAAGAATGGCAATCAAAGCACTAGAGCATCCTGAGAAAAATGTTATAGCAGTCGTACCTTGTGGAGATGCAATATCAAGGTCAGATGTTCTAAAGCTGATGCAAGATAATTGGCATACTCATAATGGTGATTGGGCTATGCAAGAGAGCATGGATGATATAAGAGCATTGCCCTCAGTAACACCACAAGAGCCAACAGACAAGAACTTCACCAAGGCAGACATTGATGCGATTGTTAAGGCTATAAACGATGGTTGGGAGTTAAGAGTTAATGAGATTCTTGACAAGATAAGAGCCGAGATAGAGGCAGAGCCATATATCAGCAAAATGGAAGTGCTTGATATTATCGACAAGTACAAGGCAGAAAGTGAGGGATAAATGACAGTAAAAGAGCTGATAACAAAGTTACTCGATAGACCTATGGATGACGAGGTAATGCTTTGCTATGACAAGGTACATACTGACGAATTTGGTGAGGTTGTTCAAGGCTACGGCTTTCGCATTGATAGTATAAGAGATAGTAACATCATGTTCACAGATTGGAGAGATAAGGCAGAAACGGAGAACACATGAGAAGTGTATTTAAAAGAGCATTTTGTTTGCATGAATGGGTAAGAATGGACAGTACATCACTTGGCTTTAAATATATTGGAGCAAGGTGTATGTGGGTATGCAAGAAGTGTGGCAAGACAACATTTTATCCCAATTACTGAGGCAGAAAGTGAGGATAAAGCATGATGGTTATAATTTTAGAGATAATTGCGGCTATTTTAGGAATTATGTGGACAAGTGGAGTTATTTATTTAGTTTCTAAAGGACGTATATTTAGGCGATTCTATCACGATATTATGGAATGGCATTTACCGAATGACACTGAGCAATCATTTGATGGCTGTTCATTTCATTCACATTGTAGGTTTTGTGGAAAAGAAATAATGCAGGACAGCCAAGGTAATTGGTATTAAGCCACAGGCAGAAACGGAGCAGGAAGATGATACTTAAGATAATAGTAGCTGTATTTGGATATCTTTTATGTGGGGTAGGTGTACTAGAGCTAGTTAGATTACATGACAGGCATACAGATTATATTGATCAATGGTTGGACTATGATGATGAAAGTGAACAAGTAATCTTGGTCGTACTATATCCTTACTTTTTAGTAGGACTTCTTATTCCGTGGCTGATAGGCAAATTTGTTTTTGTATTTACAAAAGCCGTTCAGATGATATTTACCACATTGGCGTATACGATTGCAGCTTTAATAAGCGGGAAGGATAAGGAGCAGGAAGATGGGAATGACGATTAAACAGTTATACGACAATATTGTTAGAAACATAAATGAAACAGATAAAATGTCAGAGTATCTAAGAGGTAAGCATGATGCATACAATGATGTTCGCTTGGACTTGTTTAATATGATTCAACAAGATAATGAGGTAGAAGATGGGAATGATTAAAGATGTATTTGACGAATACGGAAATTATAAATATCCCGATTATACAAATACACAATACACAAATTATGCGACCACTACAGGAGGGACAATGATGGAAATGACGATTGAAGATTGCATACATAAATTAGATTTTTCTATCGGTGCATATCAAAAGCTGATAGATGAAAACGTGTCTAATGGAGAAGTTGTTGGAACAGGAGTTAGAGGAACATGGACAGCAAGTACACCACTTACTAAAGCCTATTCAGATATGATTAAAGCATTACAGACAGCCAAAGAAACCATGCGCAAGTATCAAAAGATTGAGCAGATAATAAACGAGTGGAGCACTAACATGAAAGTCAATACAACTATGGCAATGTGTGAGATTGAAGAGGTGGTAGAAGATGGCAAAGCTGATTGATGATACCCAGCTCACCCTGAAGCGCATTCTCGCCGACATGCACCTTGCATCTGCTGGAGCTGATGACCTTTACCAGAAGGCCTTTGCCGATGCAATTGCCATAGTTGAAAGCTACCTGAAGGAGGGCACTACATGAACTGTCCTATTTGCGGAAGCCGTACCCGTGTAACGGCAACCTCACCACGTTATAACCAAACGCATGATGCCTATAAAAGA